GTTCAGTTCATCCACCATCATGTTCGTATTGCTTGATGGCGACTTAATCGTGGGCCCTTCGAACGGGCCCATAGGAGCCTGCGGTCCTATGAATGGTTTGGGCAGCGTGCTACCCGGCACTGGCGGGAGCGCTGGTAATTCGCCTTGTCCACCACGAATCGCTTCGGCTGCATTGTGGAGCCACGTGAGTTTGTCACGCGCCCAATCGACCAATGCGCCGATCTTATTCATGATGCCTTGGATCGTTCCACCGACACCACCGAAGATCGCGTCTACGAACGTCTTGACACCGGGCAGATTGTTGTAGAGGAAGGATGCGAACTTCTGCCACGGCATGATCAGCCACTCAAGGGCAATGCCACCGTAGTGCATGATGGCCGTGCCTGCGTCGCCCACAAGTTCGCTGATCCACTCGAACGCTGGTGCAACCTTCGCTGCAACGTAGCCCACGATCTCCATGAAGCTGTCATAGAGACCCTTGAGAACTTCGCCAGCCAGCCACGATAGAACCGTGGTCAGATCCTTGACGACCTGCCAGCCTGCTTCCAGAACCTTCCATACCCTGCCAGCGATGTCCTTGATTCCCTCCCATCCTCCAATCCACTTGTAGAGCAGCGGAACGAGGAGTGTGACGGCAGTGATGATCCAACCGATCGGGCCAGTGAACGCAGCAAGACCCACGCGCACGGCCGCGAATACGCGCGTGAGAATCGTCATGACGCCAGACCACGACGTGAACATCGGGATGATGCGTGCAAGCCATCCGCCGATCGTCGTGAAGAATCCGGTGAACGACGGGAAGATCTTGGTGATCCATCCGCCTATGGTCGCGAAGCCTCCACTAATTGCCGTGAAGAACTTGGTCCATATGCTGGTCTGTCCGGCTGCTGCTTGTCCTGCAGCGGACATACCCTTGATCATGTCGCCGGTATACTTGTTGATCTGGCCTGTGCTCGCACCAATCTTCGTGGCTGCATCAGACATGCCCTTCGCCACGACATCGTAATTGCGGAGGACGCCACCGACAGCGTTCCCACTCTTCGACATCCCGCCAATGATGTCCGTGCCGAACGACGTGGCTGCTTGTGCGGTCTTCGCTCCTTGCACTCCCTTGAGTGCAGTGGTGATCATCGTGGCCGCAGGTCCGATCTTGCCTGCCAACGTGATGAAGCTGGCAAGGCCAGTGGACAAGCTGCCGAAGAATAGCAACGTAGGAGCCGCAATGACCGCGATACCAGCCAGCGCGATAGCGAACGTCTTGATAGGCTGAGGCAACGACGAGAAGATCTGAAGGCCAGTCTTCAGCAGATCGAACAGCGGACGCAGAGCCTTGAACGCGTCATGGAGAACGGGGATCAGTTCCTGTCCCAAGTCCTCCAATACCGTGCCCATCTCCGCACGGAATTGCTTCCACGCGAAGCCAGCGGAGTTGACTCCCTGTGTCTGCTTCTGGAACGCGTCACCTACGATGTTCGCGTTCTTATCCGCAGCCTCGCCCATCTTACCGAGCTTCTTGCCGAAGTCCTCCGCCTGCGCGCCCGCGAGTGCGGACGTGAGGATGTATCCTTCCTTACGGCCAAGGAGCTCCGCGACTTCGACGCCTGCGCCCTCCGCATACTTGGTGAGCTTCTGCAGTGCACCAACGAGACCGTTCTCCTGAATGAGTGCCTTGCCTGAGGCAACACCCATAGCCTCCAGCGCTGTGGTCATCTCCTTGTTAGGAGTGATCAGACCGGAGATAGCCGACGCCATCTGCGTGATGACTTCGTTCGTGTTGCCCGTGACACCGGTGGCCGTGGCGATGATCGCGAACATCTCCTCCATGGAGACGCCAACAGTCTTCGCGATAGGAGCCACACCACCGATAGAGGCAGCGAGTTCGGGGAATGTGGTCTGTCCTAAGTTGACCGCTTGGAAGCCAAGGTTCGCGACCTTCTTGAAGGCTCCTTCACTGGTGTCACCGTAGGTCTTCGTAACAGCGCTGAGGAACTTGAACGCTTCCTGGGTGGACGCGAGACCAGCAGCACCAGCCTTCGCTGAGATCTCAAGCTGACCAAATGTGTCGTCCGTATAACCGAGGGACGAGATGACTTCGTAGAGACCGCCGCTGATGTCCGAGCTTGACTTGCCCATATCGACGGCAAGCTTCTGGACACCTTCACGCATGCTGCCGACGACCTTGTCAAGCTCTGTGCCTGACAAGTCCGTCAGCAACGCCGAGACGTTGGCAAGGTTCTCATTGAGATCCGTTGCCATCTTGATGGCTGCGCCACCTACGAGACCGAGACCTGCCGAGAAGGGCAGCAGCGAACGACCAGCAGAGGAGAAGGAATTACCGAGACTCTCAGCGTATTTCGCTGACGACTCGAGCCTCATGTCTGCCTTGTCTAAGACAGGTGAGAACTCGTCCGTCAGTTGGATGAGACCGCTGAGAGTCCCAATGTTTACGTCAGACACGCTGCCGTTCCCTTCTACCGCCGCTAGTTGGACGCTGCCTTGCCTTCTCGCTCGCTATGAATGCCGCGTGTCCGATTGCCTTCATCTGCTTCCAATCCATCTGAGGACGTGGCGGATTCAGGTCTCCGAACGGCATGACGAAATCGCTCACTGGTCGTGCTGAAGTTCCCTTCGATCTATTGATGTTGACGAGCGCCGTGACGATCTGTGCTGAGCGATAGTCTGCTCTGACTTCATCCCACGGCTCGAGATCGCTGTATGCACGCCACTCACGGAGTTGGTGCACGCTGATCTCACGTAACATCGCATCGACGTCAACGTAACCGAGCTTCAACGCTAGACGGAAGGCGAACCGCCTGCCATCACTTTGTCGAAGTCGGTCTTTGTAGGGTCCTCCTTCTTCTCACCATCTCCTGTGTAACCGTTGTGTTCCATCGCTGCCTTCTGCACGCGATTGATCACACGGAGATTCTTCTTCATGAGCGCCATGACGTTCTCGGGCGAGAAGATCTTCTTGCCTTCGGCGTCGCACGCACACATCGCGATGATACGGATCATCGCCTTGTTCCTGCCGTCCTCTGTCTTCACGCTGTTGGAGAACACGACAGCGTCGTATCCCGTCAGCGTGCGAAGGCGGATCGTGCCTCCCCATTCGGGGCAATCGACCGTCGTGTAATCGACGTCATCCGTGTCGAGAATCTCGTCGGCCGTCAGATACTTCGGTATCTTCGCTTCCGGTTTCACTTCCGCCGGAGCCGGAACTGCCACACCCACCTGCGTCGGTGGGAAGAGTGCGTCGGTCTCACTGATGCTGTCTGTCACCTTGCTGTCTTTTGCCATTACCTTCTCCTAAGTAGTGGCAGGGTCTAGGCCGATACAGACCCTGCCTTCGTTCCTGCTCTCAGACGCATCCATCAGAAGGGTGACTACCTCCTAGGATGCGCTCGGCTCTAGCATCGCACTTATGGGGCGGCAACCCACGCATGCTTGCCGGTAGGACGAATCGTGATGTCCGCGCTGAGCCGATCATCGACCGGAGCACTCGGAGCAATGTTGCTCACGAAGCCAGAGAACACCCACGCGGTGCCATCCGGATACGTGAGACGGTAGATATCCCGCGTGCCGTCGAACCACGCCTGCTGAAGACCAGTGAGGTGGTCATGGGCTGCGAGTCCGGGCACGAAGTTGACGTTGAAGTTCATCGGCCCATGCCGACGAATGCCGACGATGTAGTCGTCGTCTTCCTCGTTGTGCGTCGTGAGCTCGATCTCATTGCGCGTCAACGCTGGTGGCGTGATGTCGCGCAACTCACCGATTTCGTTGAAGACGATCGGGCCACCCTGCGGATCGTTGCGTGGCCACGCGGGATCGATCGACCTCTCGATGATAGTTCCTTGTGCGGAAATTCCCTCGCTCATCCTTCTACTCCTTTAGGAAGGTGTCTTGATTGCTCGAATGTTGAACACGACCTTCGCGTGTCCATTCCCGTCAGGACCGTTGTCGAACGGTTCCTGTATTGCATCGATCTCTCGGTAGCGAACGCCGCCGCTAACGACGAGATTACGGACGCCAACCAAAGCGTAATAGGCGCTGTATGCCAGTGCCTCCGCAGCTTTGAACGTAGGAGCGCTGGCAGTGACCTGACAACTTGGTCGCTGCCATGCCGGACGCGCGGAGATTACCACACGATCTCCATCTCGCGTGACCGCATTCTGTGTTCTCTCAGGCTCCAATCCCCCATACTGCCGAAGGTGCACTATCCCGTCAGCAGGCGGAACCGGAGGCACCGTTGCTTGAGAGGACGCTCGGATGCGTGCCAGTGGAATACCGGCACGAGTCACGAGGAGGGAGACGAGATCGTCGAGAAACATGTGACCTAGTCCTGTAGGGTGACGTATTGCCCAATGATGTCCATGGCTTCCGCTGACTTCTCAGTAAGCGGATCTTCCAGAAACTTCGCTTTACCTCCGTTCGGGTGGTTCATGTTCAAGTCTTCATGAACCTTCACTGCATAAGGAGCCGATGGGCCACCAGCGATGATACGGATGGATACGTCCTTATCGCGCCAGAGTGGACCTTCGATAGACAACGTATTACGCAACGCTCCCGTCATGACGGGCGTTTGATCCGGCTGCTTCGCATCGTCAATGACTGCCTCT